AGTTTTAAGAAAGTTGGAATGAATAAGAATAAAATCTTTATAGATTTAATTGACCCATACGATATTGAAATAGACCCACGAGTAAATCCATTAGATATAAGTTCAGCAAGTTATATAATTCATACCCATATCTATCGTTCACTAAAGGAAATTTTAGCTAACCCTAATTATGACCAAGAAGCAAAGAATGAACTTAAACAGTATCTTGATTCAGAACATGGGATTATTAAAGCTAATAGTGATACTGAAGCCTACGAAGCAAAGAAAGAAAGATTAGAGAATCTAGGAGCTTATAACTTTGATGACTATGGTGCATCAGATGTAATGATTGAACTTAATGAATCTTATAAACTTGTTTGGAATGAAGAAGAAAAGAAGTTCGTTAGACACCTAAGAACAATCGCTACAGACAGCGTTGTTCTATCTAATAAAACTTTAAAGGAAGCAACTGGTATTAAAAGATTACCTATTGTATCTTGGGCTTCAGACCCTGACATAACAGATGTATGGTCAGATGGAATTGCAGATAATATTAGAACTTTCAACAAGATTACTAATATGTATATTTCTCAAGACTTAGAGAATAGAACATATGCTAACTTTGGAATGTACTTCTTTAATACAATGAATGGTACTTTCCAACCAAGAGCTTTTGACCCTAAGCCATTCGGTATGTACGGAGTCCCTGGAAATCCTGATGAGATAATTAAACAAGTTAAGATTGAAAAACTAAATGATACTTCAAATCAAATCTCTTGGTTAAAGAATTTAATTCAATCCTCAGTTGCACAAACTCCATTAGAAAGAGGAGTTAAAGAAAAAGGAGAACAAACACTTGGACAAATTCAACTTTCATTAGCTCAATCAAAAGGAATTAATCAAGTTGTATCTAAAAACTATAAAGCTGCTTGGAAAGAACTAGGACTTATCTTCTACGAATTACTTAAAGCTAACTCAAATGGAAGTATTAAGATTAGTAAGAAAGGAGGTGATGGAAACTATTATACAAAAGAAATTGCTCCTACAGATTGGATTTCTCCTGAAGGTTACGAAGTAGTTGTAGAGATGGAAGCAGATTCAAGTATTGCTGATGACTTTGATTTAAAGAAAATTCAATACATCAAGAACTCATTTGCTACTAATAGAACTGCTCTAATGTTAGCTAAAAAGAAAGAACTAGAATTATTAGATTTTTCTTCTGAAGAAATAGAAGCCATAATGGCAGCAGAAAATCCACAGCAACCACTCAATACAGAACAGGAAGCACCAAGCTCTGTTAATAACCCACAAGATAGTATTAAAAGCACTAATGCAAATCAACAAAACATATGAATCTAGAACAGGAAATAGAAAAATTAGGTATTGAAAACTTTGAAGCTCTTAATGAAGAAGAAAAGAAAACATTTAGAGAGTGGGAAGATGCTTTAAATGGCAGAAAGATTACTCAGAAAGAATATAAAGAGTGGTTGAAATACGAATTAGATATAGCTGTTTCACGATTAACAGACATCGAACTATCAAAAGAAGCTGAAATATTCAGAAAGGTGGAAGTTCGGTTTATTAAAAAGATATTGAATTTTATTAATAGTCCATTGATGGAAAAGTTAGCTGCTAAGAAATCAATAGAAGCATTAGTAAAGAAATAAATATATGGTTATAGTACCATTCAAAAGCTAATTATAAATAATATTCCAAACCTTAGAAATAAGACGGAAAATAAATATATGGAAAAAGAAGAAGCAAACTCCGTAGTTGAAGAAGTTGAGGTCGCTGAAGAAGCCAACCCTCAAGAAAACGATAAAGGAACGCAAGAGATAGAAAACTCTCCAAACGCAGTAGCAGATAATGTCGCATCAGCTATTGATTACTCAAAAAAGTTTAGCGAGTCTTCTAAGGAAGCCCAAAGGCTCTTAGATGAGAACAAAACTCTTAAAAAGGAACTCGAGCTAAAAGACACCGTTGTTGAGCCTAAAGCTCCTCAACAAGACATAGATACCCTTTATCCTGGTTTTGAAGAACTAGATGAAGATGCACAGAAGAATTTAATAGCTTATACTGATACAGTTACTAGAAAGGCGGCAGAAAACCTACAAAAAGACCCTGCATATGCTTTTGCTCAGAAACAATATCATGAAAATAAGTGGAATTCAGCATTAGAATCTACTATTCAAAAATACCCAGAACTAGCAAAGACAAAGGATGAATTTAAAAGCAAATATTTTAATCCAAGAAGTGTTCCAGACAACATTGAGGAAATCCTAGGGGATATTGCCAAAATTCATTTATTTGACCAAGCTAAAGATATAGGTGCTAAAGAATCAGAAAAGAAACAATCACAAGTTGATTTAGAAAGGTCTACTTCAAGTAGTAATAAAGAAACGAAAGTAAGTAGAACTCTCGAAGATTGGGATAGAATGGCGAAGGAAAGTCCTACAAAATTCAGAAAACTATCTAAAGAATTTAACGAAGATATTTCATCTGGTAAAATATAGCAAATTTATGTCATTTATAAGTTTAAAATTTAATTTAACAAAAAACAAATGACTCAAATTATTACTCCAGTAATGGCTGCTTTTACACCAATAAAGTATTCATTAAAACTTGTAGATTTACTCTACAATGACACTCTTTACCCAAGTATCACTAATACTACCTACGAAGGTGCTATTAAAGATTCAGGTGATAGAGTTCGTGTTCGTACAGCAGGAAAGATTTCTCTTTCTGAGTACACAAAAGGTATGCAGTTGGTTAAGCAAGAACTTACACCTACATACGAAGACCTTATAATCGACCAGCAATATTACTTCTCCTTCGGAGTTGATGATGTTGATAAGATACAAAACGATATAGATGCTATTAGCGAATATGCTATGAACACTAAGAATGATATGTCAACTTTGATTGATACAGACATTCTTCTATATATGAGGAAAAACGTAAATGCAGCTAATATGGTTGGTACAGCTTATGCTACTGGTACAGTAGAAATTGCTGTTACTACAGGTGTGGTTACAGGTTCAGGTACAACCTTCACAGCAGGAATGGTTGGTGGAATATTTACAGCAACAGGATTGACAGGTTCATTCCTTGTTACTGCATTTACATCAACAACAAGTATCACTATTAAAGACCTTGATGGTGTAGCCTATACAGGTGGTGCTATATCAGCAGGTGCTGCTTTCTCTATCGCAGGTGCTGTAGCTCTAGCAGTTACAAAATCTAATGTATATGAAAAAATTGTTGCAGTTCGTACAGCTCTAGGTAAATCTCTTTCTCCAAAAGAAGGACGATTTATGGTTGTTAACTCACAATTTGAAGGTATACTAATGCAAGCTCCTGAGTTTATTCCAGCAGTTGCATCAGCATATGACAATGTGGTTAAGAAAGGACTTATCGGTTCTATTGCAGGATTCGAGATTTATACATCTGAATTAGTTTCAGGTGATAACACAACTGGTTACTGGTTCGTAGCAGGAAGCAAGAAATACTGTGCTTTCGCTCTACAAATCATGAAAACATCAGTTATTCCTTCAGGTGCTTCAGAAGACTCATTCATTACAACAGCAAAAGGCTTACTTGTATGGGGACGAAAAGTATTCGCAGGAAATCGTGCACATGGAGCTGTGCTTAGGTGTACACTCAGCTAATTTAGCTAGTAGTTCTATTCTGCTCTCCTACATGGAGAGTGGGGTTAGGATTATTATTAACATAACCTAAATATAAAAATGCAATTATCGACAAATCAGATAACATCGCTCTCAAGAGCAAAATTATTAGAAGAAACAAATGAAATCATAAGTGATGCTACTATTTTAATATACGCAAATCTTACTTATCAAGACATTATTAAAAGAGTTTTTACAAGCAATAAAGTATTATCAGCTACTATAGCTTTTACTTCTGGTGTTGGTACTTTACCAGCCCTATTTGGTACTCTTTATGGTTCAGCAAAAGACTCCTCAGATAATATATTTGAAGAAGTTTCTATTGAGGATTTTGATAATGAAACTCTAAGTAGAATGATTACTCTTGAAGGTGGAGAAATTAAAAGTTTTCCAACTTCAACAGCTTCACTAGAAATTAAATATTATCCAACCTACGCAAATCTTACTACTACACAAGACCCTGAGATAGATGAATATTTCCACGAGTGTATTGTTTACGGAATAATTGCAAGAGCATACGAAGATTTACAAGACCAAGAGTTAGCTGATAAATATTTTGCTAAGTATGAAAATTACATGGTAAAGAAACAATCAGTTCAAAGTAATTATGAAGAAGGAAACCAAAGAGGAGGACAAATGTTTACTTATACAAGACTACTATAATGAGCTATAAAAAGGAAAAATTTGTAATAATAAAAAAAGATTTATCTAAGGAAATTGACGTAGATGATAGTGCAGGAAGAAGTGTTCCTATAAATATGAATTTTGTTGAAACTGGTTATCTTTCTAAAGATACTGGTTCTTCCTTATACGGAGTTGTAGAAACATCTAAAGCTCATTCACCATTTGAATATAAACAGAAAGATGGAACTACTTATTTTATTAGAGTTCTTGATACTAAATTACAGACTTACAACACTACTACAGGAGTATGGGATGATTTGAATACAATAGGAACTGCTACTATCACAATAGCAACACCTGGAGTTATAACATCAGTAGCACATGGACTTATACTAAATTCTACAGTAGTTTTTTCCACTACAGGAGCATTACCAACTGGAATTACTCCTGATACAGTATACTATGTAATTTCTTCTGGTTTAACAGTTGATAATTTCCAAATATCAGAAACAGTTGGTGGTGCAGCAATAAATACTTCAGGAACACAATCTGGTGTTCATACAATCTCGAGAAGCTATACAGCAGATAAAGAATTTGGTTATGTTGTCTATGATGATAAACTTTATTGTTCTAATACAGCAGAAACTCCTTTCACTTGGGATGGTACTACTTTTGCAGACGTTGCAGCAATTCCAAAGGGAAACATACTAGAAATATTTGAAGATAAATTATTTGTTTCAGGTGTAATTGCAGAACCACTTACTTTGTATTATTCTAATACAGGAGATTTCACAACCTTTACAGGAACAGATATTGTTAAACCACTAGGGACTGATTCTATTACAGCTATGAAAAACTACTATGGACAACTATTAGTATTCAAAAGAGATACCACTTGGAAACTTACATTTATATACGATTCGATTACTTCATTATATTTACCTAAGTTGGAATTACAATCAGGAAACTATGGAGCTACTTCTAATAAGGCAGTTACTTGGGTTGAGAATGATATTTGGTTCTTCACAGGGAGAGAAGTTAGAGCTATTGGATTCAAAGACCAACAAACAGGAGTTCTTGGAGTTAATAGTTCTGTTATTTCAGATGAGATTAAAGAAACTCTTTATACTATATCTATAGCAAACCAAACACAAGCAGTTTGTTTCTACTTTAATAGAAGATTTTATTTATCAATTCCATTAGATAGTTCAGTTAATGATACAACTTTTGTTTGTCATTTACTTTACAAAAATAACTGGACAAAATATAACAACAGAATTAAAGCAAGCATTGATAACTTTGTAGAAATAGATAATGTTATTTATACTACAAAGTCAGTTACTCCTTTTGGAGTTCTTAAATGGGATGAAGCTCTTTATAATGATAATGAAGTTGCAGTTAGTTCAGAAGTATTCTTTAAAAAAGTAGAAGACAAAGACTTTAATAAATTTAATATTTATCGTTATCTTGATTTAATGTTTAAAAACTTACAAGGAAAGATTAAAGTAACTATTAAACAAGATGCAAATGACATTCGTTCAGAAAAGACAAGAACATTTTATATTGGACAAGGTTTAGAGAATGAGTTAGGTTCTATTGGTGAAACAGATGTAGGAGAAGTCCTAGTAGCTGATTCATTTGGTCAAACAGTAGATTCCTCTCCTTTCTTAAAGAATAGAATTTCCTTTTTATCAAAGGCACAAACATTAACAATCGGATTATCAAGTTCAAACGCTGGAGAAACATTTACCATCGCTGAATATGCTTTATTTGGTCATAAAGAACCAAGAAAGATGTTTAAGCCAGGTAACATTATTTCAGTTTAAATAACCCACAGAGCTTGACATTATTAGTAATTTATAGTATAATAAAGACATAACAAAAACATGAGCAAAACATTACAAAATTTTTATAAGACAACAGTATCTACAGCTTGGACAACAGGAACAGGTAATAGATATGTGGCAGCACTACCAACACCTACAAGTGGATGGTTAGTTGTTTCCCCAAATAACTCCTCACTACGAGAAATAGTTGAGTATACAGCCGTTGGTACAGACGGAGGTGGTACTTACATCACTATCAGTAATAGAGGTGTAGGAGGTACTTCAGACCAATCCCACGATGTATCAGAACCAGTACGAATGAATATTACAGCAGAGCATTGGGCTGATATTTATGCAGACCCTACCTTTACAGGAGATGTAACAGTTCCAGTAACCCCTACAAACGATACAGATGCAGCAAGTAAGAAATACGCAGATGACCTAGCTATTGCTGGTTCATCTGATATGTCTCTTACTGTTAAAGGTATTGGAGAAGAAGCTACAGCAGCAGAAATTAATGCAGGAACACAAGCAGGTGCAACAAGTGCAGAATTAATTGTTAATCCTAAATTTCTTGCAGATTCAGAATACTCTACATTCAGACCAACAACAGATGAAAAAGATGCTCTAGCTGGAACAGGAACACCTAATTCAACAAATAAATATGTAACAGATGATGATACAAGTGGAACTGGTAGTGTAGTTAGAAAAAGTTTTATAAAATTTGGTGGAGATGGTTCTGATGGTGCTTTAGCTATTACATCAGGAACAACATCAGTTAGTTTAGGTGGTGCAAGATATGTTGTAAAAAATTACTCTTCTATTTCAATTACAGGAACAGGAAAACTAGCTTTTTCAAACCCACACGCAAATGGAACTATTATTGTAATAAAATCTCAAGGAGATGTTACTTTAACTTCATCAACAATCCCTAATATAGACGCTTCTGGAATGGGAGCTAACGGTGGAACTGGTGGAACTGGTGGAACTTCAAGTAATGCGGGTACAGATGGAAAACTAGGTATAGGATT